CACAACAGTTCGCCACCTGTCCAGTAATCCTTACGATAATCAGCCCTTCCTCCGTTCGGTCATGGTCCAAAATAATATGTACCTCACCAACGGTAGTGATGAAGTCTACAAGTATGATGGGACATCCTTCTACCGGGCCGGTATTATCCCTTGGCAGCCGGGGCTTTTCCTCACGGTCCAAAAAGTAGTAGCCGATGGTTTAGCCCTTGCCGGTACTTCTATTGGTGGTATATCCGGCAGTGATTTTCTTGGCAAGAGTATTAAACTGACTGCCGTTCAAGCATCAGCTTTCAAAGTAAATGACAAGCTACAGGCCATCTTTACCAACGGTACCAATACCAAAACGCTATATCTTACTGTTGCCTCCATTACTCAGGAAACATCCGGAACAAATTGGTACATTTATTTTACGGAGCCAGTCAATGTGGGCTTCAGTATGGCCGGCGGCACGATTACACTGACACTTGTGTACCAAGCCCGGTACGCCTTCCGTCTCAATGTCAAAGATGTTAATGGTGTTACGATAGCCAGCGCTGTTACCGGGGCCGAAGACTTCGTGGTACAAGCGATACCAACCACAACGGAATACATGGTCATGCGCCTGCGGCTAGTGGGACTTCCCGCTTGGGACCAATATGATTTCAGCAATAAGAACATCGAACTGCAAGTATACCGCACCCTTTGGTCGACAGGCAGCTCGGGCGAAGTTCCAGTCTTTTACCGCATCGCAACGCAAGCTTGCACCTTTAGGACCAATAACGGCTACATCGATATCACTGACACCTTGTCAAATGATACATTGACTGATGTGGACCCTGTGGTTTCGGTACTCTCTCCCGATACAGTACCTGCTGGCTGGGATGAACCCGCTCGGGCCAAATACATTACCAGCGCCGGGAATAGACTTGTCCTGGCCAATATCCAAGATTGGCCCACTTTGGCAGTCAGTTACTTGACTTCGGCCGCTGTGCCGGCAAATGATTTTGCTGGCCAGAAATTCTTGTTTAGGCGCAGCACATCTGATGTGGGAGTGACTACCGATGTGGTCAACCGGTTTGGGTACGAGCTACGCCTCGCCAGCCAAGGCATTGACTGCCATCCCGCACTAAGCGGTGGGGCAGGTCAATTCAAAGTTGTCCTCAACTCCCTGCCGTCTGGACTTACGGCGGGTGATTGGGTCTACCTCTACCATCAAAATCCAACTCAAGGATGGACTAGTACTTTTACTGCCGCCACTAACGACACCTTTACTGTGCCGAATCCTCCGGGAGTTGCTGGACTTGCAGTCAACGACTTGATTTACTTTTCGGCACCGGCAACGGGCAGCTTGCCTACGACCAGCACCGGTCTCCTGTCTACCACTAAAGGCTACTACATCAAGACAATTGGTACCAATACGTTCACCATTTCGGAAACGTATGGGGGACCGACAGTGGATATTACGGTTGCCGGCGCTGGTGGTGCTACATCAGCTGGCTCTATTTTAGAATACTGCGGTTGGTGGCAAATTAATTCCATTGATGTTCCCAATTTGACAATCACCATTAAAGATATCAATAGCAACATCACGTCTACTCCACTCCAATTTCCGGACCGGGCACTATTTGCTTCAGACCCAACCGATGTACCTGTTTTGATTGACACTGACGGAAATATGGGGCAGGCCAACGGCAACGGTCCCGTCCCGTATAACAACATCCTTCGCCGGGTAGGGATGGCAATTAATACCACGATGCGCGTTGTCGATACCACTTTATTGAATTATGCGGCATTTAAGCCCTGGATGGTTGCCCGTTCCGAATCTGATACACAAAGTCAGTTGATTGTCAAGCAACCAAGAGCGGAAGTGGAGACACCTACTCTCCAAGTTATTTACGCCGCAAACAACTATACAACATACGTGAATGGCAGCAAAGTCGGCGCCTATACCACAACTACTGGTTCGGGCACTGGTGTAAGTACTGCCAATGTCGGAACAACAATTAACTTCCCAGCTAGCGGTAGTTTTACGTTGGATGGGAGTGGTGCCGTGTACACTTACACCGGGACGACTGGAACGTCCCTTACCGGTATTAGTCCTTCTATTACGTACACGAATGGACAGACTATCATTCCCGCCCCGACGCCCGCGTTGACGACCCGTTACCCGAGCCGACTGTTAGTTAGCTACAACAACTACCCCGAGATATTCGATAATCCCTATACTGTCAATGATGACCTCTCGGATAGTGCCATCGATATCAACTCCTCCGATGGACAAGAAATTACTGGCGTTATTCCCTTCTTCGGGGAATCAGCCTTCGGTGCCGCCCTCCAGTCCGGAGTTATTGTCGTCTTTAAACAGAACAGTATTTATCTCGTCGACTTGGCGGAGAAGAAGTCGGGCCGAAATCCGGTGCAGCGTTTGGAGACTCAGGGACTGGGTTGCACGGCACCGTACAGTATCGCTCCCACTAAAGACGGTATCGCCTTTGCCAACGACTCGGGAATTTACGTTCTCCGCCGCAACCAGCGGATTGAGTACCTTGGCCGGTTCGTGGAACGGTTGTGGCAGAATTCAGTTGATAGGAACTCCCTGGACCTTGTCCAGGGGCATCACTATAACGTGGGCCGGCAATACAAACTCTCGGTTCCCCTGTCAAGCGAAAGCTTGCCAGCTTACGCCGAAAATAGCGAAGTCTATGTCTACAACCACACGAATGAAGGTGCCGAGGAGATAGGTGGGTGGGGTCGCTACACCAACCACCCCGCTACTGGGTGGGCCAACCTTTTCCAAGATGCATTCTACGCGACCGTAAACGGGTCTGTACAGCGTTTGCGGGCCGAAGGAATACCAGAGGACTACCGGGACGGCAACTCCGCTATAGAGGCCGTTTTGACCACGAGAGCGATAGACTTTGGTCAGGCCGGCATCAGAAAGGTAGTTAGCCATGTTGTGGTCAACTACCGGACCGGGGGCACCAGTGAAGCTACCACCGTCGCGGTCTCCCCAGATTTACATACCGACTTCGATACGACTACCGCGTTTACCATTGTCAACTATCCGGCCAATGACGGCATCAGTTCCTTGGCAGGACAAGATATTCGGACTATTCGACACAGCTTGACCAGGCGTCGCTGCGTCTACATGACGGTTCGGATTAGCAACAATGGTCTCGATAATGACCTCGAGATAGCTGGGATGAGTTTCGTAGTATCGGGTCTCAACTCGAAGGGCATCGTCCAAGCCGCCAGTACCAAGAAGTAGGGTTGCATAACGTCGGTAACTAACCACAAGTACCGACGGTTTCTGCCAGATGTTGACAAAATCACAAACGGCGGTACAATCAAACCACGGCTTGCATGTTTCCCTTCGGTTGGTCGCTAAACAAGTATTGTTGTTACAGCAGTAACTACAGTAACACAGCACACGCCGCTACAAGACACGTAGTATAGTACAGCAGTAACTGCTGGTACACGCAGTAACAGCCGGTACAGCTGGTACTAAGGTACTACGCCGTATGACTAACGTACCGCCACCAACGGTAGGCGGAAGCACGCACCGGAGCTGAATAACCCGCATAGTACCAGCCCGGCCGATACTACCCGGCCGCTAACTCCCTAACTTGACAGCCGCCGCTCCAGTATGGTACAGTAGTGTCAAAGGGAGGGGCCGTGGCCAAGTCTACGACATTGATGGACAAAGTACAGGCAGGGGCGAAAGCTGCTGCCGGCGAAGACCAATTGCCGGTTGGGCAACTAGCCGCACAGCAAGGTCTCCCCGCTGCTCCAGTCACTGCCTACGGTACAGCCCTCATTGGGGGCAATCAACAGCAAGCCAAGATGGCTGGCGTTCCTGCCCAAAAGAAGGCCGCCTTTGCTCAAGTGGCCGCCCCCACTGGCGAATCTCAACTAGAGCAGGCGCAAACACTAGCGGCCCCCGCCGAAGCCACCGCCGAAGAAGAGGCCAAGAAACAGCAAGCCGCTAAATACGCCCAATCATTGGGTACCTTTGGCGCTAAGGTCAGCGAGTGGGTCGAGGCTGCCAAGAAAAAGATTACCGGCCAACAGGCCACAGTGCAAGTTGACGTCTCAGACAAATTGCTAGCCGGCCTCGATGCCGGGAAGAAGACACAAGCCACAGACATCCTCCGGCAAGTCGCCGTCGAAACTGACCCCGCCAAGAAGAATCAACTCGAAACGCAGCTCAACACCCTCATCGGTCGAGACGCACTCAGTACCTTGACCGATGTGGAGAAACAAGAACTATATCAAAGTGTTGCCTCTAGTATCGGAGCCGCAGCCACGGCCGGGCAGGAAGCTGTTGTCGGCGCGGATAGGAAGTTGACACTATCTGATATGACCAACCTCGGCACCACGCAACAAGAATTGGCTACTCTTCTCGGCATGGACGAGAAGGCAGTCGGCGACCTGTCCATCGCCCAACTCCAACAAAAGATAGCCGAAGTCAGCCAACAACAGTTTGGCGTCACTCAGCAAGTGAAGGCCGGCCTAGCTTCATCCGCCTTGTCCTCCGCAGACAGAGCGGCACTCCGCCAGTACCTCCGAGGCGTCGAGCAGACCGGAGTTGCCGGCGCGGAGGCAGCAGTAGCTGGCCTTGTAGCACAAATCGACCGAGACCAAACTGTCACTTTTGCCGGCAAGAGTTACTCGGTTGAAGAATTGCTGGGTACCCCCGCCATCAACGACGTCTTACAGAAAGCTATCGTCGAAATGGAAGGGACCACCAAGACGGGC